CTTCAACGATGGTCGAAGTACTGCGGAATGGTTAAAGAAAGAGATTGCTCAGGTACTATCAGACGGAAAGAATGACTTAGATGAAGACGAGTTGAAGGCCCTTGAAGATGCTAAACCTGCTGTTTATACTCCTACAATCCAGGAACGTGTTAAAGAAGCAGCATTTCGAATGACTGAAGAGATTGAAGATGCTATCGAAGCATTCCAGGCTGATCCGGAAACATTTGAACCAAAAGCATTTAAAATGCTTAACTTGCTCAAAGGCAAAGAAGTAAAGGCTGCACACGCTCGCATTATTAAGGGGTTTTACGCACGTACTTTAGAAGAGCTACTCGAGGTACCAGGTACCAAAGATGAACAGCTTAAAGAAGCGTATAAGCATATTAGCAAGGCTAATTTAAAGAAGATTACTATTTTCTACCAGGAGATTGCTAGTGCGTGTGATATGCTTGCTCAAGAAGCAAAAGTTAATCGTGCTCCGAGAAAAACAAAAGCAGTAAGTAAAGACAAAATAGTGTCTAAACTAAAGTACTGCAAGAGCAACGAACAGGCAAAACTTGTTTCCATTAACCCTACAGACATCATCGGTGCCAAAGAGTTATGGGTCTATAATGTAAAATCACGTAAACTTGGCAAGTATGTTGCAAGTGAATTTAATGATCTAGGCATTAAAGGAACAAGTATTACAGGATTCGACGAGTTCAAGAGTGTGCAAAAGACCCTACGTAAGCCCGAAGACCAACTTAAAGAGTTCAAAGCCTGCGGAAAAGTGCAATTGCGTAAGTTCTTAGACGATATCAAAGCAGTAGATATTAAATTGAATGGTCGTATTAACGAGGAAATTGTTCTTCTTAAAGTACAATAACAAAGTAAATACTCAGTAAAAAGCGGGCTTTGGTCCGCTTTTTCTTTGGCTGATAAATACATTACTATGAACAAATCTACCTCCGTAAGACAAATACTTGCAGCTCTAGGCGATGCGCTAGAGGCACAAGATACCAATGCTTTTTTAAATGACCCGATGTCCTTTGTTAGTAAGATCCCAAAACGATCACTATCAGGAGAACATATTTTGGGCGGCAAAGTATTAGAATTTGCATCCAGTGGTATTACAGATAAAGCATCTAAAGAGCAGTTAGTTATAACAAACGGCGGCATTACTGTTACTCGCGTAAATGGAACATTGAATATCGAAGACGAATTAAAGAGTCCTTTAATTACAGCAGGCAAGGTAGTAGTAGATGTTCTCGAAGTTAAAGAACTCAAAGCAGATATTAAGTTTGAAAAGAACGAACCTATCAAATTTACAGGCGACGATTTATATGGTCAGGGATTGCTTTGGGTAGGTAACGGACACACTAAACAATTTGTTTATAGCAGCGGACCTGATAAATTTTTCTCGAGCGAAAACATTGACTTAGATAGAGACAAATATCTAAGCATTAATAATATCAAAGTATTAGACGAAAAAGAACTCGGTCCAACCGTTACAAAAAGTAATCTTCGTGAAGTAGGAAGATTAAAAGGTCTAATTGTTGACGGCAGTATGAGCATCAACAGTTATCTGTATTTTAATGCTACTGCTGATAGACTAGGTCTTGGCACTGAAGAACCAAATGCTGCATTCAGCGTAGTTGAAGACAATGTAGAAATGCTTATCGGTACTAAAGATAGTACTAGAGGAATGATCGGAACCTTTGCTAGCCATTCACTTGATATTGTCACTGATAATATTTCTAGATTGAATATTTCCTCGGGCGGTAATATTTTACTAGGCAACACTAAAACTCCACCGGTTCAAGTATCAGTTCACGGTAAGTTAGCCATTCGTGTAAACACTCCAGATCCCGAGGTTGATCTACACGTTAGCGGAGCCATTAAATATAATGGTAGACTGCAAAAATACGATAAATCGTTTCCTACTGCTGGTTCATATAACCCAGGAGACATTGTTTGGAATATCGAACCTAGACTAGGATCTTATGCAGGGTGGATATGTGTTCACGCTGGTGACCCGGGTGTCTGGGAACCGTTTGGTAAAATTGGAAATCAATAATATGTCAGATAAATTTGAATCACTAGTCACAGCCCTTAGAGAAGTTCTAAACGAATCTAGCAATGCCGACGAAACTACTTTCGTTAAATTTAATGGTAACATAAGCGGCAAAGGCTTTCTATGGGCAGGAAAAGGACATACAAAACAATTCATTTTTAATGACGACAAGTTCTTCTCTAGCGAAACAATTGATCTAGGAAAAGGTAAACAACTGAGCATCAACAATATTAAAGTTGTTGACGAAACTGAGTTAGGACCAACTGTTACAAAAAGTAATCTTCGTGAAGTCGGAAGATTGAAAGGTCTAATTGTCGATGGTAGTTTAAGTGTTAATCAATTCTTATTTTATGATTCTGTAACTGATCGATTTGGATTCGGAACTGACCAACCCAATGGTGCTGTTAGTATATGCGACCAGGGTGTTGAAATTATTCTAGGTGCTAACGAATTTAACAAAGCAGGAATTGGAACTTTTAACAGTGCAGACGTTGAACTTGTCACGGACAACACCGTTCGCGTTACTATAGGTGCTGACGGAAATATAGAACTAGGTAATAAGAACACTGGACCAATTAAGGTCTTAGTACAAGGAACTCTAGGAGTAAATGTTAATACTCCAGATCCAAGAACAAAATTGCACGTAAATGGTGCTATTAAGTTTAATGATAAAATTCATTTATCAGGAGAAGCACCTCCGGACGGTGGTGCATTTAATGCCGGCGACATAATGTGGAACTCGAATCCACAACAAAGACACTATGTCGGATGGGTTTGTGTTCAAGCCGGTAATCCTGGCATCTGGAATCCGTTCGGCGAGATAAAGTGACCCCAATACTTGTTATAGGTAACGGCGAAAGCCGTCGTTCTATTGACTTAACATTACTTGGTGAGAAGTTTACTCTTGTTGGATGCAATGCTATCCATCGAGATCTAAAAGTAGATCATCTTATTTGTTGCGATAGAAGAATGGCTGAAGAGGCTACTAGTAATCTCAATATTGCAGATACCTTAATATATGTTAGAGATGCTTGGTTTAAATATTTTCGTAAAATTAAAAAGAACAAAAATATCAGATGTGTTCCGGATCTTCCATACCAGGGAGAGGTAAAATACGATAAACCAGATAATTGGGGCAGTGGGTGTTACGCTATACTGCTAGCTGCTTCGATGAGTACAGAAGTATTCATAATAGGCTTCGATCTTTACGGATCCAACAATAAAGTAAACAACGTTTATAAAAATACTCCCAATTACTCTAAGCAAGACTCAGCAGCAGTCGATCCAAGTTATTGGATACACCAGATCTCACAAATATTTAAATATCACCCCAACACTACCTTTACAGTGGTTAACTCTCCAGATTGGATTATGCCAAGAGAATGGCAACGAGATAATGTAAAATTTCAAGCGGACCTGTTGTAACTATAAATATTATCCTGTATAATAATACTATGCGGACTTAGACGCTCATCCCGCAATAGAAACTCTGCGTGTCATTGCTTATTCAAGGAGAATACAATGGCAAATTTACAACCAGTACAATATAAGTACACTAGCACAAAAGAATATATCGACGCATTTCCTTGCGCTTATCGTCAATGGCGTGCTGATTCACACTGCAACTTGATCCACGGTTATAGCTTCTCTATGAAGTTTTACTTTGGTACTAACGATTTAGACACTCGTAACTGGGCTGCTGACTATGGTGGATTGAAAGAACTCAAAACCTTATTAGAAAGTCAATTTGATCACACATTACTAGTTTCAAGTGATGACCCTCAATTGGCCTTTTACAAAGAAATGGAAGCACGTAACTTAGCCAAGCTAACAATCTTACCTAAACTAGGGTGCGAAGGATTAGCTGATCAGTTATACAAGTATGTCAACGGTGTTTACATTCCGGATATGTGGGGTGACGGCGAAGCAAAGCGCCTGTGGTGCTATCGAGTCGAGGTTCGTGAAACCCAAGCGAACATGGCGTTCCGTGAAGGTCATCGCGAGTGGAATGAAGACTTGTTTGAATAATGGAAGACCATTCTAAAGTTACTGTTATTTGCGTAAGGTTCGGTACTAGATACGGAAGAGAATATGTTGAGCGTTTGCGAAACATGGTCAGTCGACATCTTACCGTTCCTTACGAATTTGTATGCTTAACTGACGATAAACATCCTATTGATGGAGTCCGCAGTATTATACAACCAAATGCTGGTTATAAGAAAGGCTGGTGGCACAAAGTACATATGTTTGATTCTTCTTTACCCATCTCCGGTCGAATTTTATATTTCGATCTTGATGTAGTAATTCACGCTAACATAGATAAGCTAGTGTCATTCTTGCCTGATCGATCAGTAGGAATTCACGATTTTAATAGAAAATTCTACATTCATTGGAATACAATGAATAGTAGTGTTATGGCGTGGAATCACGGTACTGAGAATAAAGTATGGGATCAATTTAAATCTAATCCTGTTGAAGCTATGCGAATGCCAGGGGACCAGGATTGGATTTGGAAATTGTGTAAAGACCATATGAAATTTTGGCCTACAGAATGGATTCAAAGTTACAAATGGGAAATTCGCAATAAATCAGATCTTACAATGATTGACGGTAAACGACGATTTAGAAACGATGACCATAGTGTAGAAGTACACCCCGACTGTTCGGTAACAGTATTCCACGGCGATCCAAAGCCACAGGACGTTAAAGATAAGTTTGTGGTTGACAATTGGTGCTAGTGATATTACACTAGCCCTATGAAATTACTAAAAGACTACCTTCAAAAGCAACAAGAACTTTTCGATTATTTTGGCTATGTCGAAAATTGGAAAGCTATCCCCGTTGACAATGCTACAATGTATGTGTGGCAACTTATCACTGAAGAAGATGGCAGTGGCGAAGTTCGTTTCGCCAACAGTGTCGAGCAACTACTTGACGAAGCCGCAGGGGATTACTATAGCAACGAAATCTATACACAGCGCCATTTAGAGAAATGGGTGTATCGAGGAGCCGACTACACATTGATCGTAGTAGACACACATACTGACGGTAACAAATTCTTACAAATTTTTGACAACTCGAAAGAAACAACCAATGGATAATTCCGATAAAGCATTTTTTGGCACAATACTTGCAATGATGGCCCTATTGTTTGGCCACCCAATTGCTGCTGTGATTATCTTTATTTTTGCCGTTTGCTAATGTCCCCAAAACAACGCAGGGCCGAAATCAAACGTCTGCTGTCTTTTCTTGAAGAAAAGCATCATAAAACATTTAAATTGATGTATTCGCACCTTGACACAAGCAAAGACATCAACTTTGTGGTTGACGACATGCCAGCAAAGCAGTTACAATGGGCGCTTCAACAATGTCAAAATTCCTATTACACTCTTTTTAAGGTTATCAAAAGTGCTTAAACGTATCGGCTTTGCCTGCAAACTCATCGACGGTCCTAGCCAAATTGATGGCATTAAACAGACCGATAACTGCAAACAATATAATACCAACACTACTACCGTTGCCTGGTTAAATAGACAATCGCAAGCCGTTGCTGAAGAAAAGTTGTGGGATCTAATGAAACACAACATCGAAGCGTGTCGCTTGCTTGTTAAAAAGGTAGGCACGTTTGATGAAAATCTTAGAATGGTACGACTCAGTAGCGATATACTTCCTGTGTTCACTCACAATGATTGGAAGTTCTTTTACGGGCTATCCGATGTTAGAGCCTATTGCGAAAGAGAATTTAGAAAGGTGGGAGATCTGGCTCGCCAGAATAACGTTCGCCTTAGCTTTCATCCCGGTCAGTTTACTGTTCTTGCATCTGCTAATCCAGGCATTGTAGATCGCAGTATTGAAGAGTTCGAGTATCACGCATTAATGGCTGCGTGGATGGGCTACGGACAAACATTCCAGGACTTTAAAATTAATGTGCATATCTCGGGACAACAAGGCCCCGATGGCATTCGCCGTGCTTATCAACGACTTAGCCCCGAAGCACGTAACACACTCACTATCGAAAATGAAGAAATTACACACAATCTCGAAACCTGCTTGGAACTTGCTGATCTCGTTCCGATTGTACTTGACATACACCATCACTGGATTAACTCGGGCGAATATATCGACCCTGCTGACGAACGTGTTCAACGGGTTATTGGTAGCTGGCGCGGTGTGCGTCCTACTTGTCACTACAGTGTATCTCGCGAAGATGTACTCGTCGGTCATACCTTATCAGTCCGTCCCGATCTTCCGACCCTCTTAACCCAGGGCTACAAGAAAGCCAAGATGCGAGCACATTCTAACTTCTATTGGAATGATGCTGTGAATGACTGGGCTGCTGGCTTTACTGACCAATTTGACATTATGTGCGAAAGTAAGGCTAAGAATCTCGCTAGCTTTGCATTTGCCGAACACGCAGGGTTGTTGACAACTCCTGCTTGTGATGTTATAGTTACTGCTTCTTAAACAACTTTTGAAAGAAATCAAATGGAAATTTCGATTATCCCTACAGTGTTAGTAGCTATTGCAGTTATTGTCGCTGTATCATTTACTATTTGGATCGTTAATCTTCGCCGTGTTGTTAGCACAAATGAAGTACACATTATCCAATCAGCAAGTAAAACCGTTTCATACGGTAAAGATCAAGCAGACGGTAACACTTATTACGAGTGGCCGGCTTGGATTCCAATTATCGGTATTCAAGTTATCAAACTGCCGGTCTCTGTGTTTAGCCTGCGTTTGAAAGACTACGAAGCCTACGACAATGGTCGCTTGCCTTTTGTGCTTGATCTAGAAGCGTTCTTCCGCATTGAGAACTCAAACATTGCGGCGCAGCGTGTATTCAGCTTCTCTGAACTTAGCAGCCAGCTTACTTCAATTCTACAAGGTGCGGCACGTACAATCCTTGCTAGTAAAACAATTGAAGAAATTATGCAAGGTCGCAGTGAGTTTGGTGATGCGTTTACTAAAGAAGTCAACGAGCAACTTAAGGCTTGGGGTGTTACTACTGTTAAAAATATCGAATTGATGGACATTCGTGACAGCCGTGAGTCGCAGGTTATTCAAAACATCATGGATAAGAAAAAGTCCGAGATTGAGAAAGAATCACGTATTGTGGTTGCTGCTAACAAGAAGGCTGCACAAAATGCTGAAATTGATGCTCAACGAGAAGTGGAAATTAATCGACAGCTTGCGGCAGAGCAAGTGGGTATTAAGACTGCTGAAAAAGACAAAGCTGTGGGCATTGCTAATGAAAAAGCACAGCAGGACATTAAGTCACAGCAAAAGATTACCACAGAAAAAGCAATGGATGTGGCTCGAGTAGAAAACGTTAAGGCTGCTGAAATTGCCAAAGACGTTAACATTGTGCAGGCCGAAGAACGTAAGCAAACTGATGTTATTAGTGCTGAAGGTCAGAAGCAGAAGGATGTGATTCAAGCTGAAGGCCAAAAACAAAAGACTACACTAATTGCTGAAGGTAACTTAGAAGCACAGAAGCGCGAAGCTGAAGGTTTGCTAGTTAACGGTCAAGCCAAAGCTGAAGCTGAAAAGTTGATGCAAATGGCTCCAGTTGAAGCCCAGATCGTATTGGCTAAGGAAATTGGTGAGAACCAAAGCTATCAACAATACTTGATCACTATCCGTCAAGTGGAGGCTAACCAAGCAATTGGTGTTGAACAAGCTCGCGCATTGGATAAAGCTGACATCAAGGTTATTGCTAACAGCGGTACAGTGACTGGTGGAATTAGCTCATTAGGCGAACTGTTTACTTCACAAGGTGGACAGAACGTAGGTGCAGCTCTTGAAGGACTTGCTAACTCAGAAATGGGCAAGCAACTGTTGGACAAGTTTATTGCTCCTCCTAAGAAGTAAGATACTTCACTCGTAAGAAAAGGGCCAATGGCCCTTTTCTTGTGGCTTACTTAGCTGGTTTAGCTTTTGGCGCTGCTGGCTTTTTAGCAGCTGGCGCTTTTTTAGCAGCAGCTGGCTTTTTAGCGGCCGGTGCCTTTTTAGCAAATTGTTGCTTCTTAGGTGCTGGCTTTTTCTCTGCAGGTACGCTAGCTTCAATAACAGCTTTTACAGCTACTTCAGTCGGTGTTTCGACCTTGTATGGTGCTGAATTAGCGGCTTCTACTTTTGTATCAACTGCTGGTGCAGCTACTTCTGCTGGCTTGGTGCCAAATAGTTTTTTAATAAATGCGAACATTAATGTTACTCCTTTAGACAGTTATTTACATTCTTTAAAATTTTCCCACTGGTAAAGTGGTACTAGCTAATACGTCCCATATCTGCTTTTGTTCAACTCCCTTGCGTTGGGCAAATCTTTTTACATCGCAATTTGAACAACAATGAAAGTAATTGTTACTTAATCTTTTTCTATCTACTTTCTTTAAATCTCTTTTAAATTCTAAATCACAGTTATCGCAACGAAATACAGCCACCGTCTTATTGCGCTTATAGGTGTGGTTTACGCCGTTTTTACTGGCTCGGGAATACTCTGACTGCACCTTTTCTATTTTTAAGAACATATGTTATTTACATCAGGCTTATAAAACTTTGGGCTAAATATTATTACAACCAATTTATCCAGGATAAAAAATGGCAAGAAAAGTAATTGATACAGGTGTTGTCGGTAATGACGGCACAGGCGATAGTATTCGCGATTCGTTTAGAAAAGTAAACGACAACTTCCGAGAGCTATACAGCTCATTGGGATTAGGTGAGAAATTAACCTTTATTGGATTAGACGATGTCCCTAATTCGTATATTGGACAAAATAATCCATCCACAGGAGCAACTCCTCTTGTAACTGTTAATAATACCGAATCCGGATTAATGTTTAAACAGTTAATCGGTGGTGCTGGAATTACATTAGACTTTACTTCTAATCCCAACGAAATCACAATTGTTTCCCAATTTTCTCAGATTTCCTCAGACACATCTCCTCAACTTGGAGGTAATTTAAGTGCTACATCGGGGGGCATACAGTATAGAATTAAAGACTTAGCAACTCCTGTAACCAATGACGAAGCTGCAAATAAAGATTATGCAGATTCTAAAATTGCTCGTGCAGGTGTTGATGCAATTGACCCGCTCACTAACAAAGTAAATTCTACATTTGGTAGAATGACCGGGCCTTTAATTCTTTCTCGTGACCCGGAACCCGATGATGACGAAGTCTATGACGGATTGATCGCAGCTACTAAAAGATACGTTGATAACAGTTCTTTCGGTAGTGCAGTTAATATATATGTTGCAACATCAGGCGAAGACGAAAGACCGGGCGTTAGTGCAGCATTACAAGGTCGTGCATTAGCTTATGCGTATCGTACTATCGAAGGAGCGTTGAAAAGAGCTGAAGAGATAGTTAACGAGTCTAGAGTAGACCTTGGCCCGTATAAAAAATTACTAACATTTAATAACGGAGCTGGCGTTTGTAC